GCGGTGGCTCAGAACAAGATCATGCTGGACAGGGCTAAGGCTCAAAACGATATGCAGATTAAGGCCGCAAAAGCTCAACACCAACTTTCTCTTAAAGACAAGCAGGTAGCGCAGAGGCTTATGATAGATAAGGTAAAATTGGCATCTAAATACAGCACTATAGCACCATAATGGCACTAGCCAAAGATATTACAGGGTTCCGATCTGGAAGATTGGTTGCAATAAAACCAACTAAAGAAAGGAAAAATTCATGCGTTGTTTGGGAGGCCAAATGCGATTGTGGTAAAACTTGTTTTGTTCGCGGAAGAAGTATGATTTCTGGTTTCACAAGAAGCTGTGGATGCCTTTTAGATGAGGCAAGAAGCATGGTGGGAAAATCTAATACAAAACACGGACTTACAAAAACCACAGAATACCACTCATGGATGGCAATGCGGAGGAGATGTGATGGAAAAGCTGGGAAATATGAAAATAAGAATTACCATGAAAGGGGAATACGAGTTTGTAAAAGATGGCTTGGTGAAGAGGGGTTCATAAACTTCATTCACGATGTCGGGAATAAACCACATCCATCATATACTCTTGATCGAATTGACAATGATGGAAACTACGAGCCGAATAACGTCCGTTGGGCAAGCCCAAAACAACAGGGTAAAAACAGAAGGAAGTTCGGAACTCTCCAAAACTTCACCACAAAAGAATTGCTTGACGAGCTTAACAGAAGGGGCATAATCCCCAAGTAACCCAAACCTACACCAAAAATGAAAACCGAATGCGGGAGTAATGACCCCGCCACGATAGAACAGCTTCGCAATCGCGTAGCATCACTCACCGCTGTAATCTACAGCGCGATCAACGAGGATACATCATCTCTCGCATCTCGTTATATGCAGGAGAAGATGGAACGACTAAACGCACCTAACGTGGAGAAGATCGGAAGGCAGGAAATGCTAGAAGAAGTTATCTCACTCGTTTACGAGCGTTACTTTATGTACAACCGCACATTCCACGGAGCCGAATCAGAGCGCACAGCGCAGTTCAAGAATCTGATTCACGACCTTCGTGAGATGCAAGCACAGGAGATGAATGATGAGCATTGAAGAATCACTCGCCATCATCAAAGAATATGATGAGCTTTTTGAAAAAGAAAAAGACAGTATGACGGAACTAGAAAAACTACTTCTATCTCCATCTGCTCTCAATACTTGTGCAATGCTATTAATGGCAATTCAGATCCGAAAAGATAAATATGAGCAAGTGTCTAGTAATTGATCACGGGCTTTTCACGGCATTCGCAGAGCGATTGGCTGAAGAGCATGAGGTGAGGTACTTCGTACCATTCAACGAAAAGTCATTCCCCATCCCCGGCCCTGCCTTTATTGGAGAGGGACTCAAGGGAGTGGAGCGAGTCAATAGCTGGGAGGAAAACCTAGACGTTGATTTTGTTGTCATTCCCGATGTGGGATTCATGTATCTGGCAGAGCATATCCGATCCCTTGGCATTCCCGTATGGGCGGCTGGGCTTGGTGAGAAGCTGGAAGTGCAGAGGTGGAGAGCAAAGGAAACCATGAGGGAGCTTGGGCTTCCTGTGGGTAAGTGCGCTCTTGTTACTGGTATGCCAGCCCTTCGTGAGTACCTTGAGAACAATGATGAGGTGTATGTCAAGATAAGTGGCTTCCGAGGACTCGCTGAAACATTCTATGCCCCTACATGGAAGCTGGCAGAACCTCGCGTAAACGAGTTGTGGGACGCTCTAGGCGGTCTTTGCAACATCTTCCCGTTCATCATAGAGCATAAGGTGGAAAGCGTTGTAGAGGCAGGATATGACGGATTCTGCATTGATGGCAAATATCCATCCACTTGCTTGACTGGCGTTGAAGTGAAGGATTGCGGATATGTGGGATGCGTCAGGGACTACGCTGATCTCTCCGAGCCTGTGAAGGTGGTCAACGAAAAGCTGGCTCCCTTCATGGAGGAGGCCAAGTATCGTCAATGGTTCAGCACAGAGATCCGAGTCACCGATGAAGGAACTCCTTATCTGATTGATCTTACCACCCGTTGCCCTGCTCCTCCTTCTGCCCTTGTCTGGGAGATGGTTGATAACGTGGGAGAGATTGTGGAGGCAGGAGCCAACGGAATTTTGGTAGATCCAAAATGGAGGGCCAAGTATGGTGCGCTTGCCATCATCAAGTCATCTTTTGCAGAGGAGCGATCCCTTCCTGTTGAGGTTGATCCAAAGGTGGAGAGATGGATCAAGTGGCGCAATGCTTGCCGCATTGAGGACACAACCTACATCATACCGACCCTTGGAGTAAGGATGTGCGAGGTGGGAGACTGCATTGGCATTGGCGACACGATGGAGGAAGCTATCCAGAACTGCCAACAACACGCCAAAGGAGTGAGGGGGCTTGATACTAAAGTCAATACTGACGCTCTGCCAGCGGCATTAAAAGAGATTGAAAACGCAGAGGATAATGACATCATCTTCACCGATGATAAGCTCCCTAAAATGAAAGACCTACTAGACTAATATGACACTAACTGATTGGAGATCCAACGTGGATCTAGCTATTGAGCTAAAGAAGCTCCTTGATAACCCTGTAATGAAACACGCCTTGTCCGTTGTAGACGGCTTGAGCATGGCGAAAACTCTAGGCAATGGGGCTGGCCTTATCCAGCAAGCAAACAATGCTCACGTTCTCTTTGGCTATGATTCTGGAAGGGCATCCGCGATCAGCGATCTCTTCATCTTAGCCGAAGTGCCAGAGGAACAGGTCAACATTGAGCCTACCTACACCAGCGAATTTTAACATATGGACACACCAACCCCAACCACACCCGTAGCAACCATCCCCGCTGAACCGATCCCTGCGACTCCTATGGAGCGTCCTAGCGATCTGTCCCAGCTATCGCGTCAACTAAAGAACAAGCCCAATCTACCAAAGGTAGATTACAAGAACCTCGCAGAGATCCCTGATGTGGGGACGAAGGAGGTTGCCCCCACCCCTGCTGGCATTGACGTAGTGCCAGAGACATCTGTGCAGGATTTCCTCAAGAGCATTGAGGAGAAGAAGAATACTGGCCCTATTGAGGAAGCCCCCAAGGAGGAAGCCAAGGTTGAGGCTCCTGCTGATAGCCTTGATCTTTCTGATCTGGATCTATCCAAGGAGCCAGAGGCTATCACCGAAGAGAAGCCCAAGAAGAAGAGCAAGGAGGATAACCTTGCAGAGCTTCGCAAGAAGGCAGAGGCGGCAGAGTTTGAGATCAAGAGCCGTGATGAGAAGCTGGCTGAATACCAGAAGAGGGCAGAGGAGCTAGAGGCAGAGCTTGAGAGGACTGCGTTTGAGCGTAGCCCCAAGTTCCGCGATAAGTTCCAAGCTCCCTATGAGTCGGCTATTGCCAAGGCTACCGAGTGGGCTAACGAGTATGCCGCTGACCCTGCTATTGCAGAGAAGGCTTTGTCGCTGAAGGGCAAGGAGCGTATTGAGTTTATCGACGAGAACTTCGGAGGAGGTGCGGCATCTGCCCAATTCCTATCCCTCATCAATGACGCTGACAGCAAGCGCGGTGCGCTTGAGGCGGCTATGGTGAATCATCGTGAGACTGCTAACACTCTTGTGCAGGAGGAGGAGAAGACTCGCCAGCAGACTACCGAGAAGATCAACAAGAACTTTGAGCGGGTTGCCAATCACCTCGCCAGCAAGTCTGACTTCTTCCGAAAGGGAGATGACGATGATCATAACAAGGTGGTGGATGAGCGTATCGCGGCGGCTCGCAACATCCTTATGGGAACTGCTTCCGAGAACGACATGATGGTCACTCCGTTCCTTGCAGTCATTGCCAAGGATGCGGTTGCCGAGAATGCCAAGCTGAAAGCTGAACTTGCTAAATACAAGGCTCGTGTTTCTCAAGACACGGCTGTATCTCCTGCTCCTCGCAGGGGAACTAGCGACATCAACGAGACTACTGGCAAGCCCAAGGGGGCAATGGATTCTATTCGATCCTACTTCCGATAAATGAAGCTCCAGACCTACGGGCTGGACTTGAGTGCATTTCCAAAGGCGACCCAACTAGAGGTTGAGTTGCTGATGGTGAAAGATCCCGACCCGAGTCGCTTCAGCGGCTTGAGTCGGGGTCAGCATATCAAGCACGTTCTTTCGATGCTTTGGCCTGACGTGATGTCTCGCTGGAATGATTGGAACGAGCTTGCGTTGTGGGCATGGACGAACTACGACGAAATCGGAGTGACAGGATGCGCGGCGGCAGGAAAGACCTTCACCTTCACCCTGCTATCGCTTGTGGAGTTTCTGGCTTGTCCTATGGGGACTCGTATCGCTCTAACCAGTACCACAGTCCCCTCCCTGCGTGGGCGTATCTGGGCAGAGATGATGAAGTTTGTGCGACCTGTATATCCATTGTTTGGTTTGAATGTGGTGGACTCCCAGACCAAGATTCAGTTCCAGAAGGGAGATGATAGATCGGCAATCATAGCCCTTGCAGTTGATAGCGGAGCGATTGAGCAAGCCGTGGGTAAGCTCCAGGGAGTTCACATCCCCCGTGTAGTGATCGTAGCTGACGAGGCGGCGCAGACCAATCCAGCTATCTTCTCCGCTCGCGCAAACCTTGCAGTAGGTACGGACTTCTATCGCTTTATCGCTATTGCCAACGCATCATCGCAGTTTGATCCTCATGGGCTATTCTGCGAACCCAAGATGGGATGGGGATCTATCAATGATGATGAGGAGTTCTGGGAAACCAAGACGGGAGTGTGCGTCAGGTTTGATGGGCTGAAGTCTCCGAATGTGAAGGCAGGAAGACTGCTTTATCCCTATCTCTTTGGTCAGGATAATATTGACACGATCAAAAAGAACTTCGGAGAAGGATCGCTAGAATGGAACTCATACGTCCGAGGGATGTGGAGCAAGAGCGGAGCTAGGAACACGATCCTAGACCAAGCTATGATCAACGAGGGCCGCGCTAGGGAGAGCGTGACTTGGGCTGGTGGCGGCATCAAAACGATTGCGGCTCTTGACCCTGCATTCACGACTGATGGCGATGATTGTATCCTGCGATTCGCAAAGGTGGGTAAGGCAGTTGACGGCGATCTCATCATTGAATGTGGCGACATCGTGCGACTCACTCTCACCGAGAATGAGAACTACCCGTTGTTCTACCAAGTAGCAGACCAGACTATCGCAGAGTTGACTCGTAGAGGCATCCAGCCAGAGGACTTCGCCATTGATGCTACTGGTGCTGGTGCTGGTATTGCCGACATCATCTCACAACGCTGGCAGACAGGGTTTGTCAGAGTGAGCTTCGGAGGAGGGGCAACGGAAGCCCCGATCTCCATTGAGGATGATCGTCCCGCAAAGCAAGTCTATGCGAATCGCGTCTCACAACTTTGGGGGCAGATCCGCACAATCATCATGGCGGGAAGAATGCGTGGACTAGATGACCAGACTAGCCGAGAGCTATGCGCTCGTATATACACGCTCAAAAACGAGAAGATGCTTTTGGAAAGCAAGAAGGATTTGAAGAAGCGCACGAAGGGAAACTCTCCTGACAGAGCGGATGCGCTGGCATTGCTTGTGGAAGTGATGGTGACGAACTGGGGACTTGGCAACAGCGTGGGGAGCCTCGCAGACTCCGATGAAGATTGGGAAAGATTTGTGTTTGACAATGAATTGGAATCTACCTACGACTCGTAGTTGAACCAGAGGCAATGGCCTCACAACCAACAAAAAACAATGAGATACGACTACACTTGTCATAACGAAGAGTGCGAACACGACTTTGAGGTTCGCTACACAGCACCAACGCCGAACCGCTATATGCATGGTAGGTTTGAAGACGCAGAGCAAGGATCAGCCGCAGAGTGTGATCCATGTGAATGCCCAGAGTGCGGATGCGAAGTGGATGTGGATGAAGTAGGAGAGGCTTGCGAGGATTGATACAATGAACTGGTCTGTGCATCAGATTACATTCCGAGATGCAGAACCTTGGCTTTTGAAAAAGCATTACGCCAAAAGGATACCTCCAGTATCTTATGCCTTTGGCGCATTCTTTGATAAATCCTTGATCGGAATAGTAACATATGGGACACCTGTTTCATCCTCTCTTCGTGAAGGTGTTTGCGGAAAGGAGTATGCTGATTATGTGATTGAGCTTAATCGTCTGTGTTGTGAAAGCACTAAAAACCTAGCTGGTTTTTTAATTTCTAATTCATTAAAACTAATACCAAGGCCAAAGATTGTTGTTAGTTTTGCTGATACTGCACAGGGCCATGTTGGATATGTTTATCAAGCAACTAATTTTGTTTACACAGGATTGAGTGCAAAGAGAACAGATTGGAAGATCAAGGGTGAAGAACATCTTCATGGAGCTACCATAGCAGACAAATTCAGGGGAGTTGAAAACAGGGCGCAAGTTCTCCGCGATAAATACGGGGATGACTTTTATTTGGAAGATCGTCCGAGAAAGCACAGATACATTTATTTTATTGGAACAAAAAAAGATAAGAAAAAAATGAAACAATCCCTCAAATATCAGATTGAAGAATACCCGAAAGGAGACTCGCAAAGATATAATGCGAGCGCAAAAATAAACACACAAATGCTACTAATCAATTAATAATATGCAATCAGTAAAACTAGACCGACACAAAGAGCATCAGAAGTATTTCCTATCTGATGGAACGCAAGTCCCTGGAGGATCTACGATCTCAAAGATCGGAGACGATGCAGGGGCATTAATCCATTGGGCTTGGAAGCTAGGATGCGAGGGGAAGAACTACCGAGATGTATCAAAGGAGGCTTGCGATATTGGGACTCTGGCCCACTTCTACATCGAATGCTTCCTCAACAATCAAGTAGCTGATCTATCCGACTACACGCAGGAGGAGCGCGATAAGGCTCTTGTGTGTTACCATAAGTTCCTTGAGTGGTGGGAGGGGCAAGACCTTGAAGTGGTGGCAACGGAGATCCAGCTAGTCAACGAGGCATTCCGCTACGGAGGAACCATTGATCTGATCGCCAAACGCAAGAATGGGGATCATGTGCTGATGGATTTCAAGACTAGCAAAAAGATCAGCGACTCATACTGGAGGCAAGCGGCTGGCTATGCCAATCTTTGGAATCAAAATCAAGAGAAAGTTCCTTTGCCAGTAAATGAAGATGTAAAGAATATAAAGATTGGGCCTTTCCCAATTTGTCCGCCTAATGCTAGGTTTTTTGGGACAACAGGAATCAATCAAATCACCTCTCACGCCATCGTGAGGATCGGCAAGGAAGAAGAGGGAGACTTTGAAGTAGTTTGGAAGGATGATCTCTCAAAAGAATGGTATGTCTTCCTGAAGCAAGTGGATCTCTACTGGGCCATGAAAGCCGCGAAGCCAGAGTCAAAGCCCCGTGGGAGGAAGAAGAAATGAAAAAAATCACCATTACAATAAAGCCATATTCATATAATTGTGCAGATGGATGTTGTTCTGAATATGGAGAAAGAATATCTGTAGATGGAGAGGAAGTCGCAATGGGGCCTTGTGAATACAATAGGCTCATCTCATTGCTTCATCATCTTGGGTATGATGCAAGTTTGATTGGCCTTAATGAAGATGGAGAGGAGGTATGGAGCCTATGAGCCTCCCAGCAAACCTAGACGCAGAGAGAGCATTCCTCTCCTCTGCCTTCCAAAATCCCTCTATACTCGATATACACGCTGATCATCTAAAGCCCACTCTCTTCCATCATCCTGCTCATAAAAACCTCTTTAAGGGGCTTTTATCGCTCTGGAAAGAGGGCAAGAGCGTGGATCTCATTACCATCAGCGAGTGGCTAGAGGCTAACAATCTCATGTCAGATTGCGGTGGTGCTTCAGAAGTGGCGGCGATATACTCCCATGTCCCGACATCTTATAACCATGAGGAGTATTTCAACATCATTCGCCACTATCACACGGCGCGTTTGGCTATTGCTGGAGCCGAAAGGATCATTGATTCAGCCCGTAATCCTGTAGTGAACGGAGAGCTTTCCGAGACTGTGCAAAAGGCATTAGTAGCGATTGCGTCCGAAGCAGAGTCAGGAACCAAGATTGAGTCTATTGGCGAGGCTACTACTCGCCGTCTCAATGAGTATGAGGAGATGGTGAAGAACAAGGGCAAGCTCATGGGCCTCACCTATGGCTTCCCCTCGCTAGACGAACACACGGGAGGCATGAGGCCAGGGCAACTTATCGTGATAGGCGCACCGACCAAGGGGGGCAAGACCGCTCTGGCTCTCAATATAGCCCAGCGAACTGCCGATGCAGGCAACAACGTGGGCGTGTTTTCACTGGAAATGAGTAGCGGAGAGATGGTGGATCGACTTGTGGCCTCGCTCACGGGCGTGGATATATCGGTGCTATCCAAGAATCCTAGCAAGGAGGAGATGGGGAAGATTGCTTTCGGAGTGGGGCAGGTTGGGAAACTGCCCATCTGGATACGCGATGAAAGCTCTATCAATCCGCTTCAAATCATGGCGGCGGCTCGACGCATGGTGGCGACTCATGGAGTGAAGGTGATTGTCTTTGACTATATCCAGCTTGCCATGCCTACCAATGCCAAGGACTCCCGCGAGCGTCAGGTAGCCGAAGTATCACGATGCCTCAAGCTCGTAGCCAAGGAGCTAGGGATTACCATCCTTGCTCTCTGCCAGCTTAACCGCAACGGAACCGCCCGTGAGTCTGATGCCATCCAGCACGACTGCGATATGTTTTTAGTCATCCGATACCAAGAGGCAGAGGAAGATCAAAAGAAAAAGCAAGACCCTGACGAGGTAGGATATTGGCTTGACATCCGACTCGCTAGGAATTGTAGTAGAACATCTTTCCCGCTAACCTTCCAGCCGCAATACCTGCGTTTTGAAGAACGGGAGATAAACACCAACAACCGATGAACGAAAAGAAATACGACAACAAGAACAGATTTGTTCTGTTCAAAAATGATAACGTCAATCCCAAGGCTCCGAAATACACAGGAACCTATACTGATGCCAACAACAAGGAGTGGAAGGCATCCGCATGGGAAAAGATTGACCGCAACGGGAATCCATTCATTTCTGGCGAGATCAGCGAGATTAAGGAGCGTAAGTCTGGGTACGACAATCACAACAAGTCAAAGGGCAATGGCTATCAGCCGCAGTCCGACGACTCAGAAATTGATTTCTAATAGTTGACAAAAATACCTTTCTAGGCTTTAATAAAGCCCATGAAAGAATGTTTTAAATGCAATCAATCCCTCCCATTGTCGGAATTTTACAAGCATCCGGCAATGGGAGATGGGCATCTAGGGAAATGCAAATCTTGCACAAAGAAAGATGTTCGCAAAAGAGTTTTAATAAAAAAAGAAGATCCCTCATGGCTTTTTAAAGAACGCGAAAGAAACAGGAAAAAGGCTAAAGAGTATAGAGAAACGGGCGTTGCTTTAAAACCTACAAAAGAACAAAAGAGAATAATAAAT